TAAACTTACTGGCAACCGCTGGTTAAGGTGATGAGACACAGGTGGTGCTGCTGCAGCGATGCAGAACCGATCAACCAATCGGGTCTCAGGCAAGGACGTATTTACTTCTGTAGTAATGCCCGTTCTTTGTTGGTACACAGGAACCCAACCTCCCTCCTTTTTTCTAGACCTAAGATGCAACTGGGAAGTGGGGCAGATGGTCTTTCATGCGGATGTCGTATAAAAGTATTACGACAGGTTTCCAACTTGTAAACGGTGGTGCAATACCATCCATCCGCTTTTAAACTATATACTGATGCGATGTCAATAAAATTAGTTCTACTTAAATCTAACGAAGAGGTAATTGCTGATGTAAAAGAACTTGTAGATGAAAATGATAAACCCATCTTCATAGTTCTTGAAAACGCTTACTGTTGTAAGTTAATCGAAGAACCTGTAATGTTAGTAGAAGGTCAAGAAGAAACTGAAACTAAGTATAGTGTTCAGTACTATCCCTACATGCCTCTATCTGCTGAGAAAAAGATCTCTATAGATCCTAGTTGGGTTGTTGCGATAGTAGAACCAAAGACAATGGTTAAACAATCCTATGAGGCGAAGATGAATGGAACAGGAAATTAAGATATTAGTTTTAGTAAATGGTGATCTTATTATATCTGGGATAGAGGAGGTTGCTGCTCTTGATATTGGTGATCCCAACTGTAAGATGTTATCGCCATATAAGATAGAAGGTAAAGAAATGTCACCATATCTAAGTAATGTCACAGATGACGTTGAAATTATGATATGTTCTGATAAAATACTTACATTGGTTGAACCACACAAATCATTAGTGGATTCATATTTGAAACTAGCTACTAAAGAATGAAGTTTTACACGAATGTTTTCCAGATCGGCAACAGTATGTTGGTCAGGGGATATGACAATGGAAAACATTTTGAGGACAGGGAGACATTTCATCCTACATTTTATGTGCCTTCTAAAAAGAAGAGGAGTAAGTGGAAGACTCTTGATGGTCAATTAGTAGAACCAGTAAAACCAGGCACTATCAAAGATTGTAGAGAGTTTATTGATAAGTATTCTGCTGTACAGAACTTCAACATATATGGTAACGAAAGATATGTGCATCAATATATTTCTGAGAACTACCCTGAGAATGAGATCAAGTTTGATCTAAACAAAATTAAATTGTATACTATTGACATCGAGGTTGCCGCAGAGAGTGGCTTCCCTGATGTCTTTAATTGTGCCGAAGAACTATTACTAATTACAATACAAGATTATAATACTAAGAAAATTATTACTTTTGGATCAAGACCATATAAGACAAATCCAAACAGAAAGAATTACACATATATTGACTGCCATAATGAAGAAGGATTGATTCTTAGTTTCCTTGATTGGTGGCAGAGAAATACACCAGAAGTTATTACAGGTTGGAACTGTGAACTATATGATATTCCATACCTTGTGGGTAGAGTAGAACGTATCATGGGCGAGAAGATGACTAAGAAGTTTTCTCCTTGGGGTATCGTAAGAAGAAATGAAATTCATATTCAAGGTAGATTAAATATCTCTTATGATCTTGCAGGCGTATCTGTAATTGATTACCTAGATCTATACAGAAAATCCCCTGCAACTTCCAATCAAGAGAGTTTTAAATTAGATCACATTGCAAATGTAGAATTAGGTGAGAAGAAATTAGATCACAGTGAGTATGATACATTCCGTGAGTTCTATACAAAGAACTGGCAAAAGTTTGTAGATTATAACATTGTTGACGTTGAGTTGGTAGATCGCCTTGAGGATAAATTGAAACTTATTGATCTATGTTGCACTCGTGCCTATGACGCAAAGATAAACTTCACTGATGTTGCGTTTCAAGTTCGCACATGGGATGCAATTATATACAATTATCTAAAGAAAAAGAATATAGTAATCCCACAGAAGGATCGTAACAAGAAAGATGAGAAGTATGCTGGTGCATATGTAAAAGATCCTAAGCCTGGAAAGTATGATTGGGTAGTATCTTTTGACTTGAACTCACTGTATCCGCATTTGATTATGCAATACAATATTTCACCAGAGACATTACAAGATACAAAACATCCTAGTGCTAGTGTGAATAGAATGTTATCTCAAGAAGATACATTTGAATTGTATAAAGACTTTGCTGTTTGTCCCAACGGTGCAATGTATCGTAAGGATAAGAAAGGATTTTTACCAGAACTTATGGAGAAGATGTACAACGAACGTGTCATCTTCAAGAAGAGAATGATCAAAGCTAAAAAAGCATATGAAAAGACACCAACTAAAGAACTTGAAAAAGAAATCGCAAGGTGTAACAACGTTCAAATGTCCAAGAAGATTGCCCTTAACAGTGCTTATGGTGCTATTGGTAATCAATACTTTCGCTATTACAAACTTGCGAACGCAGAAGCCATCACTCTATCTGGACAAGTATCAATCAGATGGATTGAGAATAAAATAAATCGAAAGATGAATGACATTCTAAAAACGGAGGATAAAGATTATGTTATTGCTAGTGATACTGATTCTATCTATTTGCATTGTGGTGATCTGGTCGATGCTGTATACAAAGGCAGAGAAAAAACTACTGAAGGCATTGTCACGTTCCTTAACAAGGTCTGTGAAATGGAACTTGAGCCTTATATTGAAAGTTCTTACCAAGAACTGGCAGACTACGTTAACGCCTACGATCAAAAAATGATCATGAAAAGGGAGAACATTGCCGATAGAGGTATATGGACTGCCAAGAAAAGATATATTTTAAATGTGTGGGATAGTGAAGGTGTAAGATATGAAGAAGCAAAGTTAAAGATCATGGGTATTGAAGCGATCAAAACTTCTACCCCTGCACCATGTCGTAAGTTTTTAAAAGATGCTTTTAAGATATTAATGAATGGTACAGAAGATGAGTGTATAGAATACATTGAAAGATGTAGAAAAGAATTCAAATCATTATCACCAGAAGAAGTATCATTTCCTAGAACCGCTTCTAACGTAGAGAAGTGGCACTCCTCTGCTGATCTATATGGTAAGGGATGTCCTATTCACATTAGAGGTGCGATATTATATAATCACTGGACAAAGAAAAAAGAGATAGATCATAAGTATGCCACCATACAGAATGGTGAGAAAATTAAATTCTGTTATCTTAAGACACCAAATTGGATGCACGAGAATGTTATATCTTTTATTCAAGACTTCCCTACAGAACTTGACCTAGATAAACATGTGGACTATGATTTACAGTTCAGTAAATCTTTTTTAGATCCAATTAAAGTTATCCTAGATTGCATAGGTTGGGAGACCGAACGCAAGAATACACTTGAATCCTTCTTCTCATGACACGTTACATAGTATGCTGGACAGATGATGGCATCTTCTCTGATACTCAAATGAAAGTCTTCAATGGCAGAGATCCTGCCAACTGGTTTGCAAAAAGTATGGAAACACAGTATAATGATGTTAAAGTATACTTAGCAAGAAAAGGAGAGTTTGATGACTAAGAAGAGAATCCTTACTCTAGTCACAGGCGGTTTTGATCCTCTTCATAGTGGCCACATTGCTTACTTCGAGCAAGCAAAAGATCTTACCAATTACTTGGTAGTTGGATTGAATACAGAAGAATGGTTGACTAATAAGAAGGGTCAATACTTTATGTCATGGAAAGAACGTGCAGAGATTATTAGACATCTTGACGTTGTAGATGCCGTGATCACCGTAGAAGATGATGAGTATGGTTCCGCTTGTAGTGCAATTGAAAGATGTTTGGAGATTGCACAAACTGTAGTCTTTGCCAATGGTGGAGATAGAGGATCAGATAACACACCAGAAATGGATAGGTTTGGTAATGATCCCAGAGTCGAGATGGAGTTTGGTGTAGGCGGTACAGACAAAAAGAATAGTAGTTCATGGTTATTACATAACTACTTTGAAAGACAAAGAAAGATTGTAGGTATATAATGTATCATAACAATTTTTTTACTCAGGAACAATGGGAATGTATTAGAGTTTGTGTGGCAAATGCACCGATACCCTATGACATTACTCTTAAGAAAATACCTGTTGAGATCCTAGAGAAGATAGGACAACCCCAACGTGTAGAACATCAAGGGGAAATAATATTAGACTATGATTTGGAGCAGTATCAATGAACAACATTGGATTAGAAGTAGTATTCTGGACTATACTAGGAGTATATGTTTTAGCTAAGTTGGGAGTGTTCAAGAAATGAATTGTTGGCACTGTAACACCGAACTGATATGGGGAGGTGACAATGAATGTGAGTATGCAGAGGAGTATAGTTTCGTAACTAATCTTCACTGCCCTAAGTGTGAATCTTACGTTGAGGTTTATTATCCAAAAAGAGATGAGTGAAGTATCTTGGGAAGCGTTTCAATTACCTAACCTTCCGATATATAAAACTGAACTTAGTGAAGATTGGATGTCTTATCTCTGGTCTTGTATAAAACAAGCAGAGAAAGATAATGTCAATAACAGTAACGATTATAGTTACAGACTTGCTGGTAATATAACTGGCAGTTTGGGATTGAAAGACCCTAATGACAAATTCAGAGATGAAGTTGTAGGTCCTCTGACACAACAGTTGATAGATGAAGATCCAAAACATTACTGTCCTCCCATAGATCTTGACCCAAATTTAGATCTAAAACTTGCAACAAAATTCAGAATGAATTGGTGGGTAAACTATCAATATCAAACTGAGTTCAACCCAGAACACGGCCACTCTGGTATCACATCATTTGTGATCTGGATGAAGATCCCAACAGATTATGAAGAACAACATAATCTGCCATTTCATTCAAAGGCCGCATCAGACTTTCAGTTTACCTATACTGATGTTCTAGGAAACACTATTGAGTTTCCTGTCTTTATGAGTTCAGAAATGGAAGGTGCTATGATGTTATTCCCATCCGACTTACATCATCAAGTATATCCATTCTATAACACAGATGAACCAAGAATATCAATCGCTGGTAATTTATTGTGGTCTGTGGTAGAATTATAACAGAAGTAAATCATTATGGATTTTTTAAAAGAAATAGTAAAGGAGATCGGAGATGAGTACACCCAGCTCGCCTCAGAAACAGAACAGATTGAAAGATTTGTTGACACAGGTTCGTATATTTTCAACGGCCTTGTATCAGGCAGTATATTTGGCGGTGTATCTAGGAACAAGATTACTGCTATTGCTGGTGAGAGCTCTACTGGAAAGACTTTTTTCTCCCTC